CGGTACCAGATATCAAAGGCACAGAAGAAGTCGCTGAAGGAAGCCATCCACAAGGTTCTGTCGGAGGTAGCTCTGCCCCTCGGCGTCGGCATAGGAACAGGAATAGCCAAGAGATGAAACTCAGACCGTACCAACAGGAGGTAGCCAGGGCAGTCCTGGATAGCATCCAGAGCAATAGAGGCCTTACCTTATCGGTGGAGATCGCCAGGCAGGGAGGCAAGAACGAGCTCTCAGCTCACCTGGAAGTCCTACTACTGACGCTCTTCATGTCCACAGGCGGCAGCCTGGTCAAATGCTCACCGACCTTCAAGCCCCAGACGGTTATATCGATCGCCAGGCTCAAGGACAGGCTTGACGAGTTCGGCTACGACCGCCTTTACCGTACGGAGATGGGGTACATCATCTGCCTGGGAACCGCCAGGGCCGTATTCCTCTCCGCCGAGGAACACGCCTCCGTCGTTGGACACACCGCTGACATTCTCCTCGAGATCGACGAGTCGCAGGACGTCAGCAAGGAGAAGTACACCAAGGAGTTCCGCCCCATGGGCTCATCTACCAACGTCACCACCGTCCACTATGGTACCACCTGGGACGATTCTACCCTGCTGGAAGAGGTCAAGCAGCTCAACCTCGAGATGGAAAAGAAGGACGGCATTAAACGGCACTTCCGCTACGACTGGCAGGAGGTGGCCAGGCATAACCCCGACTACCAAGCCTACGTAGAGGGGGAGCGAGCCAGGCTGGGCGAGGACCACCCCCTGTTTCGCACCCAGTACCTTCTATTGCCCATTAAGGGAGGGGGAGGATTCCTAATCCGGCAGCAAATCCTGAGCATGCTCGGCAACCATCCCAGGCTAAACGAACCGGACGACGCAAAGACCTACATCGCCGGCATCGACCTGGCTGGTGAGAGGGAGGAGACCAGAGAGCAAGCCCTCACAGCCAGCCGACAGAAGCTGGACTCCACTGTCATCACCATCGCTGAAATCGACACCATCCAGCGGCCCACCTCCACCTTGGCCGAGCTGGTCATTAAGGTTGTCGAGCACTACCAGTGGACGGGCACACCGCACAGCCAGCTCTATCCTCTCATAGTAGAGACCCTCAGGAAGTGGCAATGCCAGAAGGTACTGGTCGATGCCACAGGAATCGGACAGCCAGTTGCCAGCTTCCTCCGAAAAGAGCTTGGCAGCAGGATCATCCCGTTTACCTTCACCCAGAAAACCAAGAGCGACATGGGATTCGAGCTACTCTCCCTCGTCAACAGCGGCCGCCTCAGGCTCTACTATCAGGACGGCTCGAATGAGTACCGGGAGTTGCTAACGCAGCTCGAAAAAGCCCGCTCACAATACCGACCCAACCAGACCATGAACTTCTACGTCGATCCCCAGGAAGGACACGACGATTTCCTGATGAGCCTCGCCCTCGTAGCCGAGGCCGCCAGGGACTTCACCCCCAGGGCAGCCAAAGGAGGCCTCAGAGATGAATGAATTCACCCCATCCCAACTAAACCGCATGGACACCGCCCGCCTGGCGGCATACCGCACCAATTTGGATTTCTACAACGGCAGCCAGTGGCAGCAGACATCACGCCACCGCCAGCTTGTATTCAATTACGCCAAAGTCTCCATAGATAAGGTCACCAGCTTCTTAATGCAAGGACTCAGCTCCGCCTGCTACCCCACCGAAGACACCGACGAGCTAAAAGCCCGGGTCCGCAAGGCGGAACAGCTCCTCCACCAGGTATACGGCCAGAACAACCTGCAACAGCTCGATTACGAGACAGAGATCGACGCCGCCATCCTGGGAGATGGATGCTATAAGGTGATATGGGACCCCGACGACAACCGAATACGCATCACGGCCCCCGACGTGTCGGGCATCTTCGCCTGGTGGCTGGGAGACGACACAACGAGAGTCTGGAGAGTAGCCTCCCGATACACCCTCACCAAGGACGAAATCTCTATCCTCTATCGCCAGGCAATCCCCAACAACCAGGCCACCATGACCGAGCTCTGGACCCCCAAGGATTTTCAGCTCTACCTGGACAGCGACCTTATACAGTCCAAGCCGAACCCCTACGGCTTTATCCCATTCATCATCTTCCCCAACGTCAAGAGGCCCAAACAGTTCTGGGGAGACTCGGACATCCCGATCCTGATCCAGCCCCAGAGGGAGCTCAACAGAGCCCTCTCCCAGCTCTCCCGGATCCTGGAGCTCTCCGGGAACCCCATCGCAGTCCTGGAGAACGTGGCATCCGCCGAGGACATCAAGGTCCAGCCCGGCGCCCTGTGGACGATACCCGAGGACGCTAAGGCCTATCTCCTCGACCTGCTGCAGGGCGGCGGAGTCAGACTCCACGTAGACTACATCGACCAGCTCTACCGCTCCCTGCACGACATCTCAGAGATGCCCAGGGCAGCCTGGGGAGGCATCGAGAGAGACCTCTCAGGCACAGCTCTACGCATCGAGCTCAGCAGCCTTATACAGAAGGTGGTACGGAAACGCACCATCCGGGGCAACGCCTACCACCAGCGAAACGACATGATATTGAACCTCGCCAACAAGTACCTGGGCGAGAACTTCGAAGGAGTAAATCACCGGGTCGTCTGGGGCAACATCCTGCCCCAGGACGTCACCAGTCAGGCCGTCAACGAGCAGGTCCTGGTCCAGGCCGGAGTCCACAGCAGAAGGACGGCCATGGACGAAATGGGGATCCAGGACCCCGACCAGGAGTTCGCTCGCTGGCTTGAAGAAAGACAGAAGATCCTGGAAATGAATCAGGAGTTCAGGGCACAGTCCACACGTGGCGGAGCGAGAGAGAGAGCGATAGCCGCGGAAATGGAAGCGCCTGAGTAATAACTCACAAAGGAGACCTATGCCAGAGGAACCAGAAAACAAAGAAGAACAACAGGAGACCCCAGGGCCCACCAACGAAAGCGAAAGCAATCCAGGCGGAGCCCCGGAGTCCAACGGAGCAGCCACTCCCGAGGACCTGCAGGTGATCAAGGCCGAGCTAGAGGAAGAACGCCAGGCTAAGACAGCCGCACAAGCGGCCCTGGCCCAGAAGGACACCTTGATCGCCGAGCTGGAGGCCACGCTACACGACGCCGACGAGAACTTCGCATCCCTCAACACCCAGGTGAGCCAGCTCAAGGAAGCCCACACCCAGGCCGTGGCCAAGTACCTCGATGCCGTCAAGCTGGCCAACCCCACGCTGCCAGGCGACGTCATCGTCGGCAGCACCATCGAGGAGATCGACGCCGCCCTGGCGAAGGCCGTCACCATCGCCGGCGCCGTCAAGGCCAGCCTGGAGGCCGAAGCCAAACAGGCCAGGGTTCCGGCCGGAGCTCCCCCCAGGGGAGAGATCTCCCTGGACGGCCTATCCCCCAGGGAGAAGATCGTCGCAGGAATTCAGCAAAAAGGAGGAACTAGCTAGCCATGTCGATAACCCTAACCGAAGCATCTAAGCTCGCCACCGATGTCCTCTTGAAGGGCATCATCGAGACCATAGTCAAGGACAGCCCCATCCTGGAGAAGCTGCCCTTCATTCAGATCACCGGCAATAGCCTAAAGTACAACCGGGAGAAGACCCTCCCCACCGCCGCCTGGTACGCACCGGTCACCGGCACCTGGGCAGCCAGCCCGCCCACGTTCGAGCAGTGCTCGGCCTCCCTGTGCGTCCTGGGAGTGGACGCCGACGTGGACAACTTTCTTAAGTCCACGAGGTCCAACGTTCAGGACCTTGAGGCAGCCTGCATAGAGCTGGCCGCCAAGTCGGTCAGGCAGGAGTTCGAGAACGTGTTCTTGAACGGCAGCGGCAGCAGCGACCAGCCCACAGGCCTTTATCTCATCCTCAAAGGCACAGCCTGGCAGGCCAGCCACGCCTACGTCCTGGGAGACGTGGTAGTGCCTACCGCCGGCCTGGAGAACGGGTTCCGTTACGAATGCACCACCGCCGGCACGTCGGGCGGATCAGCTCCCACCTGGTCCACCGTCGAGGGAGGCACCACCACGGACAACACCGTCACCTGGACCACCCGCTTCGGCGGCCACCAGGGGTCCGGCGCCAACGGAGCCACCCTGGCCCTGGACAAGATCGACACCCTCATCGACCTGGTCAGGGGCGGCAAGCCCGATATCCTGCTAATGAGCCGCAGGACCAGAAGGAAGATCGTGGCCCTGTGCCGTGCTTCCGGCCAGAACCTCTTGATCGGAGAAGGCAAAGCCGGCGAAGTCATTGAGTACTACAACGGCATCCCTGTGGCCATCTCGGACTGGGTCAAGGACAACTACACCGTAGGCTCCTCAACCGACTGCTCCGCCATCTTCGCCTTCCAGATGGGAGAGGGCGCAGTGGCCGGCCTCACCAGCCCGGAGATGCTGCAGATCGAGCGCCTGGGCTCCCTCGAGACCAAGGACGCCGCACGTACCCGCATAAAGTGGTACGTCAGCATGGCCGACTTCTCCTATGTCAAGGCCGCCATGCTCACAGGAGTGCGAAACTAGAGAAGGTGGAGCACACCGCACTTCTCACTCCTACAGGAAAACCCAACGGGGAGGGGGAAGGTCGACTCCCTCCCCAGGGTGAGGTGAAACTATGACACTAACCGAATTCGTAGCCAGGGTCCGGGAGGACCTCAAGGACACCGACAGCCAGAACTACATCTGGACCGACGATGAGGTGGAAGGAGCCATCCTCAGAGTAGTGGACCAGTACTCGCTCCGCGCACCCATCCAGCAGCAGACCGATATCACCAGCAGCGACGGAGACACAGAGCTGGATATATCAGGCCTCACCGGCATACTCCAGATCGAGAGTGTGGAGTTCCCCATCGGAGAGACACCCAAGCACCTCCAGCACTTCGCCCACTGGGCCACCCTCCTCTACATGCAGGACGAAGGAGACGGCACCGACGCCCGCGTAAGATGGCTCAAGAAGCACACCGTCGGAGCGTCCAGCACCATCCCAACCGAGCACGATGAGATCATAGTCCTCGGCGTGACAGGCTACCTAGCCATGTCGGCCTCGGCCTACACAGTAGACCGGGCCGCAATAGCCGGCAGGTACGGAACACAAAACTACAAGCTCTGGGGCAGAGAAAGGCTGAGACGGTACGACCAGCTCCTCAACAAGCTCACCCAGGTGAGCCGCGTCACGACACGCCAGCTCTACACCGATGATTGAGATAGCCACGCTCAAAACCTATGACTCGCCGACCCACACAGCCAGCGTGCAGCTCGCAGGCTCCGTCACCACCTACCTGGACGACGTCCCGGTCTCGAAAGCCATAGACGCCGCCGACATGTCCATCGGCGACAAGGTCATCCTGGCCACCCCTGGCAATAACCTCAAGGACGCCGTAGTAATCGCCGTCTTCACACCATGATCTCCTCTCCCTCGACGGGAGAGGATTAAGGTGAGGGTGAAAGAGAGGAACCATGAAGAAGAAACAGAACAAACCAAGGGGAGCAACCAAGAACATGACCGCAGTTAAGGAAGCACTCGAGAAGGAGAAAACCAGAGAGGGCCTGCCCAAGGAAGCCTTCGCCATAGTCGGGGATCCCGACAATCCCGAGACCTGGAAACTGCCGCACCACACCAACGCCATCTTTCGCCACCTCCAGGGCCGGCTCGACCTCGAAAAGACCGTGGACTGGGACCGCATGCCGGCAGCAGTAGCAGCGCTGTCACCAGGCGGATATCGAGGGGAGCGGGTCCAGGCATCGGCCGAGGATATCATCAAAGCCGCCCGCCATCTGGCAGCTCATTACCAGGCAGCCGACAAGCCGGTCCCCGACACCTTGGGCGCTCTCATCTGACATGTTACCGACATGTCATTGCGAGGAGTGGAACGACGAAGCAATCTCAAAGCTGTAGTGCGAGGCTTTAGCCTCGTCGCGTAGAGGGAGTAAGTATGGCAACGAACCCAACAAACTCAACAAACTCAACGAACCCAAGGAACCCGACTCTGGTCGAGGTCTTCACCGAGATGTTCCGGGCCCTGTCTCTTATACACATCTCCGAGCCCACGAGACTAAGGCGAATCTCGTATGC